TCTGGAAAAAATCTATTATCTCATCATAGAAGGCAGTTTGGGCAGCAAGTATAACATCACCACCCAAAGCCTGGCCGAACTGCTCGCTGGAAATGTTTTGAGCATCGGCCTGCGGTTTGATAAGGCAATAAAGAACATCGCATAAAAGTATCTCATCTGTGCCAAGCCTCGTAAGCAGAGGGGGCTCTCCAGCCTCCGGCTCAAGCAGATTGATACTCATCAAATCACGAACACGCTTTGCGCTGTCTATGGTCAAGGATATTGTCCATGTCCTACCCGCGCTGTCTGTAAATGTTTTCACTTTTTTTACCTCCATAAAATTAGCTTTCAGTCCTCAGCAATCAGTCTTCAGCAAAAGATTTTTTTTAGCTGACAGCTGAGGTCTGAGGACTGAGGTCTGTCTTACGCCACATCAACCCAGGCCGTAAACTTCGCCATCTTTGCGGTCACATCAACGGTGATCGCCTCTTCCAAACCCTCTTTGCGATCGAACTTTGTAATCGCAAAATTACCGTGTGGGCCGGAACTGTACTGGGCATCTTTTGCTCCGGTCAATGCGGCAAGACAAAGAGTAGTGCTGTTTAACGCTGCTGTTTTTACTGCCGAGAAGAACGCATCGCCTTCTTTCCAGTTCATTGTAAATGACAATTCACATTCACGAAGCGTTGCAACCGTAGCACGCCATCCACTGTTTGCGCGGGTGGAGATATCGGCTTCACCTGCCGATACCGATACTGTCAAATCCTTGACGTTTGATGCCTCTGTCAGTGAGGCCAACGCTGTATCATCTGCGCCGTAATACAATTTGGCATTGATACCTAAAACAAAATCTGCTGCTGGCATAAAAATTTTCCTTTCAGTAAAATTTTGGCTTTGGGTTTTTGGCTTTAGACCTTAGGTAAAAAATTCTATTCCCAAAGCCCAGAGTCCAGAGCCAAAAGTCTATTTTCTAACGCTGTTTTTCCATAAAGCCGCCATCTTCGGCTGGTTAATTTTTAACGCCGGCTCCATATATGGACGTGCAGCGATATGAACATTCTTACCTTTTATTCTCGTACTGCCGCTATATTCGAGTGTATGCGGTACATCTTTACCCTTGGCTTTCAATGCCACAGGGCCAACCACCACAGATTTGGCCTGCGGGTCAAACGAGTAATAAATATAGTTTCGCAGCAGACCCGTATGACTCAGCGGCGGTTTGCCGGGCTTACTTACTGCTGTTTTTGAGGACGCTTTCTTAATAGACCTTCGGGCGGTAAGTCTTATCATACCACCAATGCGGTTTAAGACTTTCCGTGTTGCCGCATCTACCGCAGCAATCACAGCCGAACTATCAAAAAACAACGACTTGACTTTGCATATCTGATTACCGAATTCTGATACTGCTTTTGCCATTAACTGAATGTCCCCAAATACACATTTGCTTTCGTTACGTTGGTAAGCGTAATGAACTCAACTGCGATCCACGCCAAATCAAGGGCATCAAAACTTACACCGCAAAGTAGATTATTGCCGCTGTTTTGTGCCTTGATATCCGTAGGCCAGTATGAAGTAACTGACGCTGTATCTGCATATAATTCCAAATCTGTATCAGCTTGCGTCTGCGGGTCTGCATTTACGGCCATTGTGCCAAGTGTAAAAGTAATCGCCGCGATTAACTGCGCAGGGCCAGAGTGTGGGTTCCTGCCGCCCCAGACTTTCAAAGCAACGGTACCATTTTCATCGCCGATACCTGCAAGGAGCAATTCGAGATTGTTTATTCCTCCTGCTGCAATTGACTGTGCGTGCGATGGTTTACTGTCGTATGTCGCCGCACCAAGCGGAGTGTCTGCCACTGTAACAGACCTCAATAACTGCCATCCTGAAAATCTTTTTATCTGTTCCATATATTATGCCTTATCATACTGGTTTTAAAAAATTCTCGTGCGGTACTCCGCGGGTAAAGCGAAGCAGGCAACGAAATTACAAACTTCACGACGCGCGAGCTATAATACCAATTGGTATTAAACGTATCTTTTATTTATTCTTCTAAATGAACTTGCAGGTGCAAGTGTGCCAAGCAAATCGCCAATAACAATGTTTTTACGAACATCATTTACCGCAGGCTGAACAATCAGAGTAATCGGATTGCCAGACTCATCAGGAACTTGAATGTAATTGCTGCCATCTGCGTTGGGCTTAAATGAAAATCTGCCATAAATACCAATACCATAAGAATTGGTAATAATGCTGCCTCTGACTTTAA